GGGTTGTGATCTGAGGCTATGCGTTTTTTATGCGCTGTGTCGCCTATCCAGCCGTCACTACGTTTATCGCGCTTAGGATACTTGGTATTTATTTCGGAGCGTAATTGCTCAGCTGCGTTACTTAGTCTTGGTTTTGGCATTAGGGTTCATAGCTCCCATTGAAGCAGCTACGACAGCACCTAATACAGCACGATAGTCAAGGGCGAAGTCTGTTGCTTGCCAAGCTGCTAAGAAAGCAATTGCAGCTAAAGATAGTTGTTTGTAGTTAAAGGATTGCATTTATTTCTTCTTCAGTTAAACCAAGTTTTTGTAATGCTGAAAGTCTTGATTGTTTGCGTGCTTCTCTTGCAGTTTCTATCACTACATTTTCTGCTTGCTGTGCTTGAATTAAATCAATTTCGTCAATTGTTGCTTCACGCACTAAATCATCTATTTGAATCATTATAGGTTTTTTTACTGTTGCCATTTTTATCCCTTAAACTACGTAACCATAAACGCGAATAATTCCACCAGTTAAAGTTCCGCTAGCTGGCGTTAAAGTAAAATCTGTATAACTTGTAGTGTTATTCAAATATCCACCTGCTACGTTCATTTCTCCTGTGGTTGACATAATAACACTTTGAGAATTAAAAGAAGTTGCTGCGCTTTCAAAAGGATTAAATAACTCAGCATTTACACTTAATCCTGACGGCGCAATTAAACCAAAAAGTAACCAAGACGCCGTATTGTTGTTAGAATCACTAGAAGCACTACCAGCATAAGTTCTGTAATAGCGAGATGAATAATAATTTGTGTTTGTTGCGCCTAATGCCAGACTAAGTCCAGTAGCAACACTTGAAGCGCCACCAGAAACAATGATTTTGTAATTTTTGTAAGTTGTACTAAAAGCACCTGTTACGTTTACGCTAGAAACTGCTGATCCAATAGTTTGCGATTTAACTAATTTTAATGCTGGTGCACTATAAATACCTAAAGTGGCGTCAATAGCGTCACCAAGAGCTTCAATAGCTGTAGCGCCGTCTTTTACAAGATCTGTTGAGGTTGGGACTGGCCAGCCATTATTAGGGGTAGTTGTTGCCATTGTTCTAGTTTATCCTTTTCTTAAATAACGTCAAGCCATCTATAATCATTAGCAAGGTTCTGCCATTGAATAGAAGCGTTGTAATCTTCCCATTGGACGTCAAGGGTTGAATAGATTGAGTTAGAAACAGACATAGCTAATTCAAGGTTATTGCGTCCAAGTGTCCAAGTCCAACCCTCAACAAAGCCTTCATTATATCCTTCAGGTATTAGCCCTACTGGGATATTGTCCAAATACAAAAGGGTATCCATTGAGACACCTAGTAAGTTATCTCTGACAGTATTTGTCATATTTGAGTTTGCAAGATTGACTGTGATTTCTTCTAAAGAGACTTTAGGTGTTCCACGATAATTAACAAAGTTTGTAGCTTGTTCTGTGGCGTCAGCTGTTTGAGCAAGTATTGTTGATCTAACTTCTTGAAGCAAACCATAGTTGTTTATTGAGGTGTCATTTTGTGCTTCTACTTCTAAAACTGGGTCATCATATTGGATGACAACACTATTAACAATGTCTGCTGTTTGTAATCTTGTTTGTATGTCAGCGTTTACAAGATTAGCGTCAAGTTCGATAAGATTAGCTGTATAGTTTTCGCTTCTTCGCTCTGCGTCTGCGTAACCAATTTTGAAATCAGTTGTGTCATACAAATATCCTAACCCTGATTGTTGTGTAACATCTGTTAAATTGTAAGCCTGTTCTACTTGTGCTGATCTAGCAAGCACTTCGTAACGCCCTGCGTCGATTGTGTCTATGCCTTGCACACCATAATTAGCCCAAGTTTCACTAATAGGTAAATCATTCCAAGTAAGAGTGTTACTTAAATCTTCCCAAGCTGTATAAAGTGTTTCTTCCAAAATACGTGTAATACGTGCGCCGTCTAATTCTTCTGGGTAAGCGACTGAACCAGCGTAACGTTTAACAAGAAGACCAAGAGCACCAACGGCTTGTATTTGTAAAGTATTGGGTTTACCAACTGCTCCAGCACCAGCAAATGTATTGTAAACACCTGAAACTTCACCTGTAAAGAGTTTGACATAAGAACCTGTTGAATCGGTAACTTCAATTACTATTGTGTCTAATAGTTCTATTGCTGGGCTTGTGCCGTCAAGGTTTAATAATTCTAAATTGCAATAACTTGGTTGTGTTGCTTCAAAGAAATCATTTCGACCATAAGTAATTGTTGCGTCTTCTAAAGTTGTTGAAGTTTGTACAGTTCCAGCAATAGTAACTCTGTAGGTTGGTGTGTATACAGTCATAGTTAGGCAAAAGCTCTAAGTCCTGTAGTTTTTTGAGTTTGATTTAATACTTGAGTCATTGTTCTTGCAGTTGCAACTTTGTCAGGAACTCCACCTTTTACAGTTAAGTTAATATTTGTGGTCGAAGTTTTTTGAGTTGCTAGTGAATCTGGAATGAGTGAACCAATAATAGGCATTGAGTTTGCTTTGTTTATGTATTCTTGAATCTTGTCAATCAAGCCTTGAATAGTTTGAACGGCTTTAGCGATAGCGTCTACCATTATTGCAATTACGTCAATAATGCCACCAATAATTGAACCAATGATTTTAAAGGCTTCACCTAAACCTATAGCTAAAACTGGAATAAGAATGTCTTTAACAAAAGCAGCTATGCCCTTAAATAAATCAAATAAAGGCTGTAGTTTTTCTCTATTGCGATCTATTGCGTCTGATACTGTTTTGAAAGCTGCTTGAATACCATTAAAAATAGGTGTAAAAATTGACTGAAGGTATTCTAAAGCCCCACCTAAATCTATATTAACTGACTTAGTTACGTTTTCAAATCCTGCCACAAAATTGTTTAAGAATGGCAAAGCCTTTTCTGTTATGAACCCTAATAGTTTTTCTAGTATTGGAAGTAAAGCTGCTCCTATAGATTCTTTGGCTTCATCTATTGCTATCTTTACTCTTTCCATTCTTCCAGCAAATGAGTTAGCCGCTACGTCTGATTGTCCTGCAAATTGTTTTGTAAGAGCTTCTTGGGCTTTCGTGAAATCTTTGGATTTAACAATTGAATCGTCTAATGGAACACCTAAACGTTTTAATGCTCCGAGGTTTCCGTCATAGGCTTTACCAAGTGCTTCTGATACTGAGGCAAGGTCTTTGCCTGTTCCTGCTGAAATATCAAGGGCTAATTGTTGAAGTTTTTGTGCTTTAGTTACATCACCTGTTGATCTAACAAGTCTGTCAAGGCTTGGACGTAATTGGTCGTCTGTAACACCTTTAGCAAGCGAGGTAGCTTTAATGTAATCTTCTACACTTTTGATTTGGTTTTTAGTTGCTTTAGTTGTGTTCTCTAAAGTTTTTGCAAGAGTAAGTTGTGCTTTTTCGTCTTCAATGGCAGCTTTAACAGCTTGAACGCCAATAGTAATAGCTGCTGCTCCAGCTGCAGCGCCAAGAGCTGCAAAAGCTAAAGCGCCTGTTTTTAATGCTTTGCCTAATTTGTCTGAAAAGGTGCGTGTTTCTTTATCGGCTTTATCTAAACCTGAAATAAAATCTTTGGTATCAGCAAGAAGCGCTAATTTAAGTGTTCTAATATCAGCCATTAAACTCTACCTTTCCAAGCGTCTTTAACTTTTTCAAAACCTTGTAACCATTCTTGAGCAATAGTTGGTTGAAATCTTGACATAGCACGATACAACCACCAACCTTCTTTCCCACCTTTACCAGATCTACGTGGGAATTGTTTATACTGTTTAGATCCAAATTCATTACCCATTATCACATACCCAGCACTAAAAGCACTAGAGCCAACTTTACGACTACCGCCAATACTAAAACTTGGTGCTTTATCAGATTTTGAAACTTTAATTGACTCAGCAACAGCAACAGCTTGTTTAGCGTTATATGGTGCGTTATTAGCTGCACCCTTAGCATAATTAGCACCACGTTCAGCTAAATCTTTAGCAATTTGTTTCATATCATTTTTTGCAATATCGTCCATTTTGCCAAACGCACGAAGTAAAGAACGATAATCTTTATCAACTGGAACAAGACTTATAGATTTAGCCATTATTGCGTTCCACCAAAATTTCTACAGCTGTTGAAAAAATTGACGGATCTTCTTCTAACCAAGTTCGGGCAGGTATCCCAGTCTGAACGGCTAACTGAACCGCTATCCAACCTATTGAGCCTGCCCTGTAACTTTTGGGTGGTCAAGGTCTTTGAATTGAACGTCTGTAACCTTAGTAGCCCAGACATCAAAAGCAGGCATTGGTTTTTGTGTGATTCTTTTTTGAATTTTGTGCGCCAAAAATAAAAGAAGATTATTGCTTGGGCTTTCAGCGTCTCTAAGAGCTGTAGTAATTGGTTTGCCGTTGTAAATTTCTTTTTCAGCGAGAGCAAGTTCAAATGGTATTGTCCATTCTTCATATGTCTCTCCTGTATCTAATGTCCAAGCGATTTGTAATTTAAGCATTTGTGTGCCCCTGTTCTGTTTGTTGTTGTTGTTACGCTGTTAGGTCTTCGGTTGGGATACCTACTACTTGTAATGATACTGAACAAGTTTGTACGTCCGCACCTGAACCTGTAATGCTTGGATATTGTGGCAAAACATAACCAGTTAGTGTTACACCAGTTCTTAATGTCAAAATAAAAGCAATTGTAGTATCTGGGGCTGACTCTGTGCCATTCCATAATACTTGGTACAAGCTGTTTGGTGTTGCGCCTGCGTCGTTTAAGAACTCAATGTCAAGTGTAACATTTGAGTCTATGTATTTGTAGGCTTTGCCTGCAAGGGTGTCAAAAGTTAATCTTTCTGTATCAAAGTTGATAGCAGAAGAAGTAATTTGTTCTGAGTATGAATTTCCATTCACACTTAAAATTAATTGACGACCACTTAAAATTGTTGTTGCCATTAGTGCCTTCCTTAGCCTGTGTAGGCTGTTTGT